TGCTTTTGCGGCATACCTGATACGCGATATCCTCGCGGCTATCCCAGCCGACAAACACGCGCAGGTCAGAACGGGATGGCGTCGTCATGCCAGTTGTCCTCGGTCATTTCCGTCTTGGCGGGTTGGCGCGTCACTTTGCCCTCGCCCTTGGCTTGGAATGACAGGCTCATGTATTTGTCGCCCGTCTTTTTGCTGGCCTTGATCCAGCCCGAAACGTTGTAATCGACGTTGTTGATGACGCACGTGCCCCGGTAGTCAGGCCTGCTGGCGTTCTCGCCCTTGTCGTTCTTAAACAACACGCCCTTCATGTTCGGATCGTAATTCACAGTTTTAACTCCTTCAGTTTTGCCAGTTTGTCGTCTAACTCTGCAAGGAACTTACGCACCTCGCCTTCCAACTCTGCAATGCGCTTGTCGTCACGCAACACCCGCACGATGAGCAATTGCAGATGCTCAGGTAGGCGTGGGTCGTAGGATACAAAGTCGCACCATGCCGCTCCGGTACACGCCATCTGCCATTGCATTTGGGTGACGTACTTTTCGGGCGGCTTACCGACCAACAGGTACTCAAGGTGGGTTGCCGTGTTAGGACACTTGAACTCCACCAAGCCATTACCCATACGACCGTCTGGGGACGCGCCAGAATCGTGCAGAATCGCGTGCGGGATAAACCCCACCTCCTCCACCAACTCGCCTGTACGGGCGCTGTAGGCGGCCCTAGCGTTAGGTTCCTGCTCGGTACCCCAGTCCATCGCAGCGTTGCTGAACGAGGACGCTTTCTGCCCCGTCAACCGTTCCACGATCAAGTCGGCCATGTAGTTTTCGCGGGATGCGCTGTACCCGTTTTTCGTCTTGGCTACAACGTCAGCCACGCGGCTGGCGGTGACCTTACCCAGCCGGGCGGTAAACCATTCGTCGGTGCGCTGTTCCATCACGCAACCCTTAACAATTCAACGCATTTTTTGCCACGGTTTATCGCGGTCATCGCAGAACCGTTGCCCCAGAATTTGCTGCAATAAGAGGCAATACCGCTCCGCAAAGGCTCGGGGTCAAATTTGTCAAAAGGAATTTCAACCATTTGCCCTACCTGCAAATCTGCAACGTATGGCTTGTAGTACCGGCATACGCTCCCCACTGGGTACTTGAAATTACGGGTTCTCTGTTTTGTTTGTTCTAATTGCAAATCGCCCTGCGTAATCGTTGCGCCATCGGGCAGCACAATTACAAACTTGACGGCGGGCATGGCTTGCAAAATCACAATTGCTTTGTTGAATAAAGCGTTCATGTCAACTCCTTCTTGCGGTTCGTGAAAGCGTCCATGTGCAACTGGCGGGCATCCACCGGCAGCGACTTGAACAACGCGGTAAGAGCAGCAACGTCAGCGCACGCTGAAATCTGTGCCAACACCTCGGGGTTAGGTTCTTTTTTTTCGGCTTCCGGCAAGTCCTCACCCGCATAGATGTAAAGCCCTAGCCCGTGCATTGCGATGGCTTTAGCAAGACAGCGCATGATCGCGGTGTTCACAGCAAACGCATCTGGGTTCTGAATGGCGCGGTTGCGGTTGTCCATGACGGGCAGCACGCACAACTTGGTGTCGCCCTTCACTGTCACGCTAACTTTCACCATTGCCGAACCGTCAGGCAAAAACATTGCAGGGCGGTCATTCCATTCGTGCGCTACCCATGACGCTGCCGGGTCGATCTTCAACACCTCGGCCCACGCCCACGCCCACGACAGATAGGACAGGTTGCCTTTCTTCTCAAGGTGGTCGTTGACATTGATTTTAAGCAATTCACTCATCGTCGCTCTCCTTCCATTCGGTGATTGCGCGGTCGCACGCTTCAATGCGTTCTTGTTCCTCGCGTTCCTGCATTTCAAGGTCGAGTTGATGCCACCAATCGGCCCCGTCGTCACCCCACGGCAGTTCATCGAACATCGGACACCTCCGCGTCACAACTGTGGCCGTCACAAGGCTCAATAAGGCAAGCGAGGCCGTAGACGATGACCATGAGCACAAACACAGGCCACAGTGATTGCTTAGATTTCATAGTCGTCACCGCCGATTTCGGATTGCAAGTTAAGGTTGATCCAGCACCGTCGCAGCAAGTCGGCTGATTCCGCAGGCTCAAGGTAGTCAAGGTCAGCCTTGATGCGGACGGACTCGTAGTCGTTTCTATCAACGGCGCGTGACTCGCAACCTTCGGGGTAGCAGCCAAGCAGCCACAGGTCGGTGATTTCGATGTCGTCCGGGATGTTGGTGCTGGGATCGCCAAGGTGAAAGTCGTAAGTGACTTCAGCGTGCCAGTAGACACCGAGGGCGTAGATTTTGGTTTCAAAAGCGGGCATATCTATTGCTCCTGTTGTGAGGGGCGGCTTACGCCGCCACCTCGTAGATGCCAATAACTTCTGCGGCGGGATCGTAAGGGTATTTTTGTTGTGCAGCGTTGGCGGCTGATCGCAGCGAGGCGTGATACGTCACAACAAATCCGCGATCTTTGATCCAACGAGCGTCAACGCCCGAGCGGCTTTTATCACTAGATGATAAAAATTTGTCGTACACCGACTTTGCTGAATCGGACTTACGCACGACAACGTGGGTGTAATCGCTTTTTGTGCTGCGGGTGAATTCGCCAACCGGGGTGATGACTTTGATCGTTTTCATGTCGTTGCTCCTATCTGTGGTAGCCGGTCGTTAGTGACCGTGTGTGTATCCTGACCAGTTCCAATACCCCTGTCAACAAGTTTTTTAAACAAGGTTGTAAGAAAGTAACCAATGGGGCTATAGTCCACGTTATGGACATCAACCAAGTCATAGCCCATTTCGGCTCAACAACCGCTTTATGCAAGGCTTTAGGGGTATTTCCCCAGCACGTTTCTCATTGGAAAAAGCGGGGTATTCCACGCGCCCGGCAGCACGATATAGAGGCTGTCACGGGCGGTAAGTTTGTGGCTGACCGTAGCCATTTGCCGGGGCTACCAAAGCCCTTAAAAGGCCGCTAATGCGCTTTACGGAGGCCAGAAACGACAAACCCCCTTTCGGGGGTTGACGCGGCTAGGGGGTAGCCATAGGCTTGGGATAGATGTTACGCGGGATGAAGGCTAGTTGAGGGGAATTAGCCTGTCAAGTTTCCGCGTTTGTTTGAGTTCAACAACCGGAGACTGCAATGAAGTACTACATTCGCCATTTAGGCGATTACGCCCGTGACGCGGGTTACCTAACAACCCTTGAGCATGGCGTTTATACGCTGTTGCTGGATTGGTCGTATGCCACCGAAAAGGGCATCCCGAGGGAGATTGCTTACGACATCTGCAAAGCCAAAAGCCGGACAGAAAAGCGGGCTGTGCAGCGCGTATTAGACACGTTTTTTTTCTGGGACAGCAAAAACGGCTGGCGGCACAAGCGGGTTGAGGCCGAAATAGCCAAGATGAACGAAAAGGCTGAGAAAGCCCGTAAAAGTATTAGTGTTCGGTGGGATCGGGAGAAGGAAAAGCAGGGGGTTGAAGGTATACGAACGTATAACGAACGTATTACGAACGATATACAACCCATAACCCATAACCCTAAACGTAGTCTGACTGCGAGGGTTAGCACTGCTGCGGTGTTGAGCGTGGTGCGGAGGCCGGACAATGGGTGACGAATACGGTTACGCCCCTAGCGCCGCGAAGTCCGGCCCTTCAGGGCAGCCGGACGAGCGAGAGGCGCGAGGGGTTAGGCAATCTGCTGACTATTGGGCGGAGGCGGTACGCGAAACGCCGCTAAACCGTTTGCGGTATTACGATGCGTTATGCGCTCGCCCCGGGTATCTGGACGACCCGGGGCAGCGCGAAAAGATAAAAGCACGCATTGGTGAACTTATCCGCGAAACTGACCCTGCTGCTATTCTCGGTGACCCGCACCTTGTAACGATGGTGCGTTGGTTGTTCACTGAAAAAGGATTGGTGCGACTGCGTGAAAGGGCTAAACAAACGCACAAGGGTGTGGTGGCAGATATGGCTGATTCGCTGC